TCTTTTACAGATAATGCGGTAGGTGTGAATTTTACACCTTTTTTATAAATAGCGACTTTACCATCTAACTCGGAGAAATTATCTTCGTGTCCTGTCAATTCCTCAATACTAGATAGATTTCCCATATCATAACCAATATCACCATTGGCCTCTTTTATTGTGATTTGTTGAGTACTCACCAAATTATCCACTATGTCGTAGTAGTTAACTGTAATAGTGCCTTTCATAGTACTATCAATCGCCACTCTCATATTATCCGACTCGAACACACGTTTTTCGCCATTGTTTATGGATAGTTTAAAACGTGGTTCGCCGGTGAAATCAATATATGTTGCGCCGTCTTTAGGTTGGACAAAGTTAAGATTTTTAGGAACAAAATTGTTGTAACAATTAGAGAGTTTAATGACTTTCAATAGTACTGCATCCACACTATCATCTTCAAGCCAAATACCATGCTCTTTTAAGAATTGAGCTGATTTTTTGGCGCTGCCATCCTCACCTTTTGGGCCTCTAGGGCCTTGCTCGCCTTGTTCGCCACGTTCACCACGTTGGCCGTCCTCGCCTTTTTCACCTTTAGGGCCTCTTAAACCCTCTAGTAAAGGAAAAACAGTATCTTTATCTATTTTTAAAGTTAAAATGTTATCTGCCATAATTCTGCCCCCTTTTTAATCGTGCATTGAAATATCTTGAATAAACGTAATTCTGCCATATCCTAGTTTGATATGCTCACTATCATTGAATATAAATGCGTCATATACAAACTCATTAGTCCGCAGCTGTTTTGCGGCTGATACATCACCATTAAGCGTAAATGTAACACTTTTCTCATCGACTTCCGCATCTAAATTAAATATAACCCCTTCATCATGTCGCTTTCTAATTTTACATACCCCTGTAAATCCTGTTAGCACTCTATCGCTATCATTTGGCACTTGATAAGTAAAACTAAAATCATGTCCGGAGTGTATCACAAAATCATGTTTGACCATAAGCCACCCCCTTGTGAATTAAAATTATCGCCTAATTGCTATGCACAACACAAATAATTCGCCAATGCTAGTAACTACCATGTTGCCATAATTGGTATCTCCACCGGTAATTGTTGCAGAGTAGGCCGCACAGCGGTCATTATTCTCGATTCCGGCATTTACTCCGTGGTCATAGCTTTTGTGTGATAAGAATTTTGAGAATTGAATCTTAAAGTCAGTAGGTCGATAATTGAATCGGCCTTCATTCGCTTTGAATTCTCCTCTGCTCCAATTCTTTTTTTGAATGTTATATCCTACAGGAATGAATGTGCAATCCGCTCGGTTATATCCTTTTGGAACAGGGCAATAATCTCCATGTCGCACTTGGAATACTTGAATGTCGAGATTCTTAACCTCGAAACCGGCTTGATAAATTGATTGAGCATCAATTCTCGAACCTATGATATTAGCACCTACGATATTGCCATTCTCATCAATTCTGAATGTATTGTTGGCATTCTTGAAGGTGGTTCCTGTGATATCACCACCACGCAATGAACCGATGTTTGCAGAAATTGAGGATAAACTATCCACTTGCATATTTCGAGCAGTTACGCTGTTAGCTTGGAGCATCTTATTAGTGATGATATTGTCATCGAATAATGCTTGACCGGTAACGTGCAACAGCTTGCCATCGATATGAGTTCCGGCCGGTGTGAGGTTGATTCTGCTTATGAGTTCCTTGCCATCAAGTTTGCCAATGGCTTGCGTAACCTTTAATTCAAACCCTTGTGAGATTTGGGTTATCTGAGAAGTTACATTCTTATTGAGGTCTGACAATGATCGTTGATATGCGTTTGCTTGGTCGATGATTCTGCTGCTTAAACCATTCACATTGGCTTTCACAGTTCCCATCTCGCCCTGTAAGGCCTTAACAGCCTTATCCATAGCATCGAGTCCAAGTGATTCCATATCTAGTAGTGCCTTATCGATTTTGGCTTTTACAGTTACATCGATTGCATCTGTTCGAGTACCTTCGCCAAATATATCAGTAAACGCAACACTTACTGAATACACTCCGGCATCTAATGGAATGCTTATCACATTATTAGGTGTGAAATAAACTTTGGAACCAACATATACATTCATACCTTTGCATCCAACAGGAATTGTTTCTGTAGATACCCCAATCCCATTCATGCTGCCAACCGCTTGCACTTGGCTCGGTTTCTTAGGTTGTGGAACATTATATGTTACTTCGGAAGGTGCGCCATAGCCTTTGGAAGGGTTATGAGCATAGAGATATACTTTACCACTCCGATTCCTTAACACCCCACTATAGGTTGTGTTATTGCTGCGACCAATCAATCCATCATTTTGGCCAACCTTCAAATCAAGGCGAAGTTCATAGAAATCGATATCCGCATTTCTAACCTCTAACCAATTGAAGTGTGCCATATCGCTGAACGAGATGGAGAATCCTTGCGGTGCATTAGGAACCTCTGTTTTCATCGCCACAGTAATGTTCTTAGTAACACCTTGCGAAGTGTTTCCATGAGAGTCCTTGACCTTCAATTTCACTTCGTAAGTATGCCCTAATTCGCAGCCACTTACTGTGATTTGACCATTGCCGGAGCCACCATATTTCCATGTGCCACTCGGCTCACGATACCACAATTCGACTGTATCCAAGCTGTTTATTGGCGGCACATCAAACTGAGCCACCACATCAAAGGAAAGGACTCCATTGCCTATTTCATAGTACTTAGTGAAGAGTGTTACATTGGACACTTCCGGAATGTAATAAGGAACAATAGTATATTGATAAGATTGAACCTCATCAAGACCTTGCTCATTACTTCCGAATAAGTTCATCGATGTAAATTTGAGATATATTGTTTTGCCAATATCTTCCTTCCGATACGGATATCGGAATAAAGCCTCATCTACACGAACAAACCTTTCATCCGCATTGTGATTGATTGCATTAGTACCATATTGACCTCGAACCAATCCACGCAGCGTGAACCAATTATTAGGATGCACTTCAACATCCTCATAGCTGAGAGCCTCACCATTCACCCAACAGAGTGTATTGCCACGTTCTGCATCAATGTGAGTGCCACTTTTTAGCACACCTTGATTTATGGTTACATTGCAGAAGTTACCATTCTGAGCAAAGCCATATTTTGTGCGGCCCATTCGAGCCTGTTGCGAGATATTGCCTATGCGTTGATATGTTTGGTCATTATCAGATAGCCACACGGAGCATCCACCCCAACCGCTTGGAGCATTTACCCCCACAAATATCTGATTGCCACCTACATCACCAACAGTTTGGAATATCGCAACATCATTGACACTTGGAGCCTCTTGATTGTAGTCCACGAAAGGTCTTTCATTCTCATGCACGTTGTATTTAGCCGGTGCATATGTGCCGGCCGGCTTGCCTTCTGCTGTCAGTTCGAGTTGCCCATCGACCGCCTCGTTTACTGATGTGATCACAACGATTTGATGGTCTAATTGGCATGATTTGTCGGTGAGTGTTACCAAATCACCAACCTCTAATGCACAAAAGGCCCAATCTAATCTGAATGTGTATTGCGTTTTAGCATACAAGCGTTTCATAGCTAGTTGCTCGGCATAATACTGTGCTCGTGCTTTAGTGTAGAGATAATGCGCTGTTTTCTTCGATGCCGGTTTCAATCCGTTCCGTTGAACATCCGCCACTACCTCGAAGGACACAGTTTCCTTCTCATAGCTATTTGCACGATTAATGAACTCAACTGTAGCCTCATTATAGGCCTCACTCGAATCCTTTCGCTTATACAAGATAAGTTGACCATCAGAGCCGGCAATGAAGTCATCTGCTGTCAAATCATATTGGATTTGGTTTGCCGGTGTCCAATCTCCGATAGGCTTATCGGCTAATGGTACAATCTTCAATCGGTCAGTAGACCAAAAGACCAAACTATTAGTGATTTCCGCAATATCATTGATGACTTGCTGTGCTTTCGCACTCTTCTGATTTGGTGGTGTACTGATTAGGATATCAGCTGCCTTGCAGTATGCTCGGAAGTTATCAATCCCATCAATCACCACATCAGCGCCAACAGATTGCAATACATGGACAATGTAATCAGCCGGATTCACATCGACTCCATCGCCTGTTTCTAGGAGTTTCCCTTGAATCTCGAAGTTATACTGAGGAAGGCTCCCTCTATCACCTAAATCGACTACACCGGCCATGTATG